AGAAAATTCTGGGTGCCTTGGGAACTGCCATCCCCTTGGCGTGCTGTCTTTCCAGCTGTCCATGTGAATGTTTTGCCGTTTAACGTCGACCGGAGGTTCACCCCGTTCACGTGTGTTTGTGGACCACGACCCCAAGGACATAACGTTCGGAGGGGTGATTTGTGCTGCACACAAACAAGCGGAACTTTCTCAACTTCCCCGTGAGGGGTCTTGTACTCCCGGCAGACATAACGTTCAACCGGCAGAGAAAATTCCGAGGTAGTCCTACTCGTCAGTGGAGGGATTCTACCGGGTTAACAAGGGTGGGGCCTGTGTGGCCCCGGAAGGAAACACGAACTCGCCCACGCCCGTTAACTAGCTTGGAACATGCGCATTAGACGCGAGGTGGATAGAATTTGTGCAGTGGATGACTGTAATTTGCGTACTCGCGCGCGCCGTTGTCGGGGTCATCTTCTAACTGGTCATCTTCTTCCTCGATGTCGGGTTCTGCTTTTTCCCATTTCAACCCCCATAGGGATTTAGTTGATTCAGACACGTACTCGTTAAGAATTTCGCCTGTGTGGTAGTGCGTTACACTAGTTGTGCAGTGTGGGCAGGCGTTGGACTTTACGTGTAACATAGCACGGTCACCATCCTTGATGATTGTGACACCTTCAGGGAGTTCACTCCTGGGGATTTTCCGTAAGATTTTGTCGCGCTTTGCAGAATAGTGTGCGAATGCTGTTTGCAAGGTTTTGATTAAGGAGGGGTTCTTCCTCTTTGCGCCTTTGGCTTCCTTAATGGCGCGTTCGAACGCGTCCTTTGCAACATCAACATGGTTCTGAAGCACGGCCTGCATTGCAGCGATTGGTCTCTCGGTATCCACTTCTTCAGTGATCCACTTAGTCTCAACTCTCTCATTGCTACCGCGTCGCCACTGTTTCGCCATAGGTTTAGAATATTCTGTCAAGTAAAAAGTGCATGGCCTATTGACTTCTTGAAGCGCATCCGTTTCAGAGAAAGGAGCGAGAAGTGTAGTACCTTGGGTAGTCGCTAGACGAGTTATCGTTATTAGCGCCGCACCATTGAGCAACTCTTGTTGTATGACTTCGTACGGCATGTATGTGACGTGGTTTCGAAGAAGGTAGTTCTCAACTAATTCAAGGTGTTCGGGGAGTGGTCGTGCGCCGGGTGTCTTGAAACAACTATTCCACATAGCCTTGATCTCTCTTGGTTCGACTCCCATCATGAAGAGATAGAGGAGGACCCTCACCTGGGGGCGGCACCCCTTCTTGGTTTGTAACCATGGTAGTTCTTTGAACAGCTCAAAACCAGATCGCACTTTAGCATCAGTTAGCTGGGGTACCCCCGTGAGCCTGCTGTAAAGTCCGGAATTGAATTGAGAGGGTGAGGAATATGTTATCCCCACCTTACCTGTGCCTGCCATTGAGGGTCTCACTACGATATCTCCAGCTTGGAATCGGCCCACGCGGCCCTCGACTTGTTTGCACGTATTAGGGTCCGTAGCCCTCATGACCATTTGACCCTCGTCGTTTGCTAACATCTTACCACTATCGATAAGGAGCCTACGGCCCGGCAGGTTGAGCCCTGCATCGATAACTTGGGTGGTGACGAGCACACGTTCATCTTCGGGTATAGGTTTGTGTGAGGTTGTGGCGGACACCTCGTAGGAGTCTATGTTCCTGTATGATAACGCTTCTTGAACTTTGGCGACTTCGGAGTATGTCGAAACTCTAATAATAGCACTTTTTGCATGCTCGGGGAATTGATCTCTTGCCCAGAAGAAACTATTTATGGGTGTGTCATCGTTGATGTAGATGGTTTTCTCGAAACGGGGGGGGAACCCCGCGTCCCACACCGTAGTTTGTATTCCAGGGAGTGCAACTGGTGTCGCAGAGAGGAAGAGCATTCGACAATTTGTGTTGTAGAGCCGTTCGATTACTTGCATCATTTCGCCGCTGAGTTCGTGAAATTCGTCCATTAGGAAAATGTCGTCTTCCGTATGTGCCTGATTGTCGACCTGAATGGCGGCGTGTCCGTATGTCATACAGAGAATTCGGCTTTGGTCCCTGATTGGTTCGCCTTTCTTTACGATCTGGTAGGGGTACTTGGTATCACCCCTAAGAGGACCAGGTGGTCCCCATTGGTCGCGTAAGATGCGGCGAGGGAAAAGCATCCAGACGCGCCCCGTCGGTCTGTTCCAGCACGACTTGGCATGAGTGAGGAGCGAGTATGGAAGGAGGACAGATTTTCCTGTACCGGTACCTGCAGTTATGATTGCTGGCCTTAAAGGCGCGATACTGCTTAGGTCACGGTGTGACGGGTCCTCGGCGTCTGGTGTTATACGTTGGGTTACGGCCAGCTCAAAAGAACCGCCGGTCATACGCACTTTAGCGTCCCAAGGGTTAACAAATTCGCCGTGTTTACCTGCTTTCACTTGCTTGCTTCGTCGTACTATTTTTGAACACAATTCTACAACTTCGGGAAGGAACAGAAGCATGTGATAGAACGGTAGGATCTCACCCACCCAGAGTGGAATGTAGTCAGCAATGAAGCTCGAAAAGCGTTTTGACTGGAGGTAGGGGTCTCGAGGCATCAAGGCCGAGATCTCCTTGCTACTCTCAGCTTTAACGAGCCAATATGTGAGATTCAGAACCGAATAGAGCTTTGGCAAATCAATCATCATGAACATCAAGAGCCGATAGGCCGTGCCGATATATGGTACCTTAACGATGAATTGCTCAAACGGATAAAGACACCCGTAAATGAGGGTCGTGAGGATAACCATATTTGCATAAGCGTGGATCGGTCGTGCCATGAGTTTGGCTTTGAATTCTGGTTCATTGAAAGACTGCCATGCGGCTGCCGCGTCAGTACACCCTGCATAAGGAGACTGGTTTACGAGTGACTGGTATTGCGGGAGACTGGTAAGGCTGTCACAGTGAACGCGCATGATGAATTTACCAACCCAGTCGTTCCTCGTGTAAAATGTCTCGTCGGGATATAGCGCAAGCAGGTTTGGTTGCATCTTGTAAATCTCACGTGGGATATCACCGACCACGTCTTGTCCGATGTCTAACACCACTCTCATCCAGTCGTCTAACGGATGCTGAGACTTGCGGAGTTTGGCCATGAAGCGTTCGTGTTCGTCCGGCTTGTGGGCTTCGGGCTTCATATGAGTGTTGATAACTTTCATATACCCGGGGTACTTGTTTCCCCGAACGTAATGCTTGAACTGCCATTGCTTACTTCCGATAATCTCTTGGCGGGGATCAGTGAACAGTATTTGCACGTATGGGAGGCCGTATTGGTCTTTAGCCATTTTCACTGAAAGGGCGTCACGGTTAACGTTGTAGTGATTTGACAATGACACTAGATCCTCAATGTATTCGTGTGCAAACAACTTCCATAGTTGTGGCTGGAAAGCCGTCAACATCCCGTGGCCAACACTCCGTTGAACTGCGACATGGAGGTATTGTTTGCCCCGAAGTTCGATGAATTGGGTTCGGCCACGTTCGTCCGTGGTATGTTTCCCCTTGTATAGGGGATTGCTGATCTTAACCGCTCCACCTTTTTCAGCTTGATAGTATCGGAATTCCATGCGTCGCATGAGGAGGTCACCTTGCCTTTGTACGACCAACCATTGAGGAATGGCTGGGATGCAAGCAGTACTCTCATCCTGCTTTCGAGCGCGAAGTGCTTGTTTCTCGAAGTCAAACTTTGCCTGTGCCCATGCTGCAAGGGTCTCTGCATCTTTCTCTACAGCCTCGTGTGAACGTTGAGTGACTCCCTCTCGGTACTGCCCGGTGCGGCAGTAAATTTTGCCGAGGTATTCCATTTGTTCAATGTCGTCGACCGCGAAGATCTCGAGATTAAGCCCTGCGTCTAACATGCACTGCTTAAGTTTGAAAAGATCAAGATCTTTCCGCTTTATTTCATTGGAACCGATATCGTCATCGCCCGTGTTTTTCACAAGGTGGCGTTCGATCACTTCTTCGATTGAGATTTGATAGTCATGGTATTTCCACCAACCCATGAGATAACAGGCCCTGAAACCCCAGCTATTGTCCCAGCTAGTGGCAGATTCGCCTGTACCTCCACCCTGGTTTTTGTGGTGAATGTTTTTGCATAGATCAATGTGGGCGTGTAGATCCAAGGCAAACTTCTCGACGTCTCTTCTCATCAAAGTAGTGAGCGTAGCGGGTTTGATCGTTTTGTCCTCAGCGCCTTTTATGAGCTCAGCGTAGAAGGGTGCGTAGAGAAGGTTGCGGTCTCGAGGTAGTCCGTCGGTCTTTACCGGCGCCTGCGTTACGTAGTTCTCGAGAGGCTCACTTGTCAAGACGATCTTCCCTTTATACAAGTCGTGGAACTCAAATTGCGGAGCATTGGACCTCCTCCCTCCTTTCTCCAGCCACGCGCCAAGCGTGGCAATCCCTGTGGGGTCGCTTTGCACGATGTCCGCGTACTCGATGAAGCGAGAAGGATATTTCAGGACCAGTGCGCGACGTGTCTCGTCGTCTCGGATGCAAATGGTCAATTGTTCACCTTCATCTGGCTGTGTCGCAGATATAATCATTGAGTCTTGCAAACCATCGTATTTTGCACGAAGGACCGAAGAGATGGCCAGGCCGTTCCCACTCCGGTGGTGACGTAAGCCACGTTCAGCTAAGTGCCCTAGCATCCTCCACATCGCAGGCGGCGTTTTGCTGTCAAACTCCTTGGCGTCAGCATAAGAGAGGACGCCCCCTTTAGCTACGGTGTGGACGCGGAGTTCTTCAAACAACTTTGCCATGTTCTGGTTGAGTACCATTCCAATGCCCATCCCTGCAGCCGGGACATGTCGCTTATTTCGTTCTAATTCAATCACCATGTTCATGAAATAGGTAAGTAGATCTTCCGCAACTACTGTGCGAACGTTCTTGCCATTGTCTACAACTTTACCTATATCGACGACTTGTGACTTGACGAAAGCGTGGTGTAGCATCGTCGGGTACTCACCCGCGAGGAGTTTCTTTTCGGCCAGCTGGATTATGGCTTCATCCCATCCTGCGTTGAATGCGTCTTCACGGGTTTTCCAGTGATTAAGGAGCCCTGATCCAGGACTGACGTTCTCTTTGATGTATGCACGAACCTGGCCAAAGGTTGATAGCTCCATGTCGTCGAAAGCTTCAGGATATTTGTCCACTAGGGCGTTGGCCACCGCCCATTCGCGAATGCGTTCCTGTTCTGTACCCCGACTCGGATCAAAACTAGGGGCATATCTATCTAAAGATCGTCGTATCACATCTACATCCCGGATAAAGGCCGCATCGCCGCCTTGAGGGGTGGCTTGTGCGAGGTACTCGTTCGTGCGCGCGTTGAGCCGTTCGTCAACGACGAATTCTTTCCCTTCAACGAGTTGGAGTTTCTCCCCAAGTGCTCGACTCATGATCGGGGCCTTAAACCTAACGCGTCGTTGCGTAGGACCCCCGACGGCGGCAGCGCTGAGCTTGTCCATTCCCGAGTTTAGTGCAGCTTGTTCCATGTCTGCCTTCCATCTCTCGTAATCGGTCCAGAAATCGCCGCGACCGGCGTAACTCGACATGGCAATTGCTTTCTCTAGACGCGCTTTGGCGTTCATTCGTGGTATGTTGGTTAGACCCGAAAGGGCCCAAGCAGCCTTTAAGCGGTTAGCCGTGTTTAGCTCGAAACAGTTGTCAAATAAGATATTGATTGCGCGCCAGAGCGCGGTCCAAGCTCTCTCGGAGAAGTTCAAAAGAACTTTAGCAATCGACACTAGGAAGTCGAAAAGGTCCCAGAGATACTTATTAATCTTATGGCTTCGTTCGTCCAACCACTGAAGGAATTGACCCACGAAATCAGTATTCTTTACATAACCGAGTGCGTCATGTAAAGCGTCCATGAATAAAGCCCACCACGTCCGCTTGTCACTCTTAGGGTGGTTGATAGGTAACGGGAGTGGTTTGAATTTAGGTGACGTGTCAGTGATCTTTTGAGTCAAGGTCTTTATCGCGATGTCGCACGCTTCCTCTTGCGTTAACGCAAAGTCACCCTGCGTGCAAAGGTGATAGAGGGTTGCGACTTGCGCGACAAGACTCTCAAGACTCTCAAAATCAGCCGTAGCTTCGTCCTGCTTAACAACAAGATCTGTGTAGTCTTTCGGTAGTTGGTCCGGAGGGACACCGATTTTCTGCAAGTCTTCTGTCAACACCGAAACAGGAGTCCCCCTCTCGTATGTCCGATTCCCGACAGTGAACTCAGCGGCGGTTACGCGGCGGCGAACTGCTGCGTCGCGAATTTTCCGAACTATCTCTTTTGCCCTCGGTCCATATTCCCATGCGGGGCGTTGGAGTTCTTCTTTTTCTTGCGGCGATAGATCCGCTGCATTAACGTCGTCGTCACAACATGCTTGCATGTTATGTTCGTTCTCGTCTGGGTTATTGGCCACCCAGTTAGCCGTGCGCGAGATGGTGCCAGCGAAGTTCCGTAGTATCCCGTTGACAGGCGTGACAACAGTGTTGCAGATAGATGACGTGGCGGCGTCACTTACCATGGCACCGCTATTCTGACCGCCCGGTGTTCTGGTATTACTAGGTACGCTGTTCTCGCTGTGCGTGTCATCGGCGGCACCGAACCCTTGTGCGTTCGCCGCTTTCTCTAAGAGCCATCGCGATACATCAACGCCACAGACTTGAAATCGCCAGTGGCGGGCAAGCCAAGATGCCAACCACCCAGGGATGAGGACAGTGAGGGAAAGATAGTAGATGGCGAGGAGCAAATAGAAGCTGAAAAAGCCGTGGTTGAAGACCGTGCCCAAAAAGACAGTTTGGCAATTCCAGAACGGGCCGTATTGACCTGATTTTGCGTTCCTCGTCAATTCTCTCAGTTCCTGTGTGTTGAAAGGCAAAGGTATCTCGATATCGTCCTGCACCTCGGTATCTCTGCCATAACACTCGAATAGCAAAAGACCGCAAATTGCGGCGGCACCCCAGAATGGTGCTACGATCAGAGTGAACGGTTGCCAGAAATTAATGATGACACCAGTGGTAGCTAAAAGACCGGTTACGAGTATGACTATTGCGTTCGCCCAGTGGTTGTTCCGCCATACCCGACTCCGTCCTGGCATCAAACTTGTCTTCGTGATGACTCCGAAGCGTTCGCCGAACCCCTCAACATCAAGGTGTTTTCCCTCGAATATCTCGCCAGTGGTGTTGTCACGTAACATGATGTGACCGAAGGGCATCGGCATGCCCTTAGTCTGTCTTATGATCATGGTCGTTTTCTTTGAACTCATATTCGCCATCTCGTTAGCCACCTTCGGGATAGTGTTAAAAATCAGGTAAAAGATCGTCACGCCGACAAGCTTGAACGGCAAAAGGATGAACAGCGGAAACCGCCACACCCAGTGCAGCGACGTTCGGATCAGTCGTTTACCCTCCCTAGTGTTAACGGCATCAATGAGCCAAGGCACGGAGAAAAGGACGATGAGATATACGTTGTACCATGACAGCGCAAAAGACCAGACAATCCACGCCCGGGCAGAAAAGTCCGAAAGAGAGAAAAGGAGTGTCTTCCACTGCTTAAGGTAATAAGCAATGGTCACTGCGACCTTATACCAGAATGATTTCCCCGTGAGGGGGAAGCCATTGACATACAAACTACCTACAAAAGGCAAAATCGTGTGATCTACGACATCATCCGGGGTTGGCATAGTGTGATAAATTCGGTCAAGGGACTTGTCCATGACCTCAATTCGGCGGACGCCTGCAGCTAGTGCGGTGTCGACTGTGCCCTTACCTCCGTGCATATAAATCGTGTCGTACTTCACGAATTCTTGTTCGTGGTCAGTGTTGGTTATCTCTGGTATCTTCTCTCGGATGATCCGGGGGATGTTCTTCATGTCAGCAGAACCACTAAGCCAGCCTACGAGACCCTCCCCAGTGTTGGCCATACGGGCCAGAGGTGTTCTGCCGTTCGTGGAACGAGGCAGATTGTTGTCCGATAGTGCACCTATTCGCCAGTGCGGCTTATAGGTTGTTGACACCCATGATACGAATGAGGAAAGCCAATCGGGGCCGTAGGCCGTCTGTTCCACCCATTTTGGCGTACCGCCCAAGTGATAGTTTTCACCCCCGGCAGAAACGGGGATGTGCGGGACAAATGCAAACTTGTATCCCTGGTTGGTTGCGGAAAGTAATGACAGCCAAGGGGTCAGCCACGAGGAGAAGTCGCCACGTTTCAGGGCTTGAAGCTCATGGTGGGTCGCCGTATGGACCCGCCACACGTGTGTTCTCACACCAAGTGTTGCAGCTAACCGGGCGTAAAATGTCATAGGGACGTGATCGCCCCTCGTCCCGCAAGTCACTATGAGTAGGGAATCCTTCAATTGCATTAACCCGTCGCTGGCACTAGGGCTTGGGCTTTCTCCTTCGGAATATAAACCGTCAGGGTTGTCAGCTAGCGGAAACGTTACGCCAGGGTGTTTACTGTAGTATTGGTAGGCACCACATGCCATCAGGGCAAAGATGGTGAAGCAAATACACCCTATGACTACGACCACACCAGCGGCACTATTAACGAATGAAGTGTTCGTCTTATATGGTGAGTACTCGCCAACGAATGTTCCACTACGCCACAACAGAGCACTTAAGATGTTCCCCGGCTGAGCTAGAAGGTTCAGAAAATTGCCTAGGAGTTCACCCAATGGAAAGTTGACCGTGATCTGGGACCCAACCTGGATAAGTGTCTGGTTGTACAAGTTAATCACTTCTGGCTTGCCATTCACAGACATAACGTTCAGTGAGGGTAGCTGTAGGAGACTTGTATTTTTAACAGTCTCGAAGTAGTAATCGTACAGTTGAACTCCAGCGGCAATCGGTGCGAGGGCGCCCACGAAAGGTACAAAACACAGGAAGACAAGGAAACGCCAGTCACTAAAGCCGGCAAAGTAAACCGCGAGTGCGCGGACTAGTTCCTGCCAAAGTCGTGACTCGTTTCCCTCCTGAGTTTGAACACCGGCTAAGGGTTGTTCTTCCGTTTCCATTGATAATGTCATCTCCCATAGACTCTCATCAAAACGCTCAGGGAACGCCTGCTCCATTGACACGTCCCCCGCCCAAACGTTTGCGACGAGTTCTAGAGTTTCTGTCGGTGGGAGAGTGTGTTTCGGTAGCTCTACCCCGTTGCAAAACGTGAATCTGTTTCTGCTGTCTCTCGGATAGCCAGGGTAGAAGGCATCATATGCCGTGATCTCACCAGATGGATTTGCCTCACTCACCTCTGCAGCAAGATTACGTTCGATCGGGGTTTCCAGGAAACAGTTAGCTATTAGGATAGCTCTCTCAAAAAACTCGTTTGGCTCGACATACTCTTTAGGTATGGGTGCTTCGTTCGGGTGGTATGCGACGTTTCGCTGCGCCCGGATAGCTGGGAGTGTAGCGATGACATTCAAGTTCTCTGCAGGCCAGTGTTCGCCAATAACAAGGACTACATCACGCCGGCTCAGAGCACTTGCCATTTCAGGCGTGACGTCACCATGTGCGAAATAGATCAGTTCCTTGTTGTGTGTGGGCGTAACGAACTGGGGATACGCATTAACGAGTAGGGTCTTTCCACCGTTGTCTGCAATCCGGATTGCAGGGGGCCGTTCGAGTGGTTGGCGGCGTGCAGGTCGGCGGCCAAATAGAGCGTCGGGTAGAATACGCCACCTCCAAGTGTCGTCCTTGATCATGAGCGAAACGAAGCAATCCCATTCTTTTGTGAGGCTGGCGCCCCAGTTTTTGACCCACCGGTTGTATTGCTGCACGATCTGGAGGTTCCAAAAAGGAAGAGTGATGATTGTCTCCAAAGTATCGTCGCGGACAAACGTGGTGTGGATCCGGAGGTTCGCACCACGCTGGCAACAACCTCCCATGTTCCAGTGGTTTGTCAAAAAGAATATGTTATGGGGCTGCCGCGCAACGATGTTCTCGTCTACGCCGTATATCCCGCTCCATTTTTCAAACGCTTCCAGCCATAAAGGCTCGGACTGCACTTGTTCAGCCGTTATCCACAAAGCGCCTGCTGAAACCGGGTGAGTATAGTTGATTCTCGTTTGAGGGAACGGGAACCCAGCCTTAGGTTCATAAATCCAGTCACCCCCCAAGGGGTCACCATTAAGGATCAGCGCCTTTGTTCTTATGACAAGAAGCGGGAGAAACCTAATCAGCTGAAACTCTTTCGGTTCAAGGCCTGTTACGTGGTAACGGGTTTCGCCTCCGGAACACTCCACCCGCATTGAATTTGCCCCATAACCCGCGTCAACGAAGTTGATGACGTGATACGGGCAGGTAGCAGGTATTGGCCACTCCCGGTTTGCAGTGATTATGACGTCGCCAGGCAAACTGTGTTGTTGCCACAAGTTCCTGAACGCGGGGATTAGCCAGGACGCGCTTCTTCTAACTGGCAGGTCAGAGAATGCCTTTAGGCCGTGTAATCCCGGTGCATCAAGAGACCGCGCGTCCGCGTCTTGAGTTTCGTGGCGAAGTCGAGTGACTAAGCCGTCAGTGCATTCCAAGTCGTTGCGCTGGGGCTGGATTGGCGTACGTGACGCGATTTGCACCTCCTGGATTTCTTCCGACTGGTCACGACATTCGTGCGTGAATCTACCTATCCGTATTGGTGTACTACTCTTCCACCTTGATAGATTATTCGCAACTGAGTAGTTTGCTTCAGCCGCGATGTCATAGACCCAGGGTTCAACGTAGCCAGAGTTGTGTAGCTCACAAAGCAGTTTGACCATGTCGCTGTAGTTCTGTGCGACGTTCAGAACAACATCAGTTGTTACGCCGAAACTAACCAAGAACCGGGCAAATGCACAGCCAGCTTCATCGCCATTATTCTTGTCTGCGTTCAAACAGTCCCAACTCAAAGTCCGGTCGGCATTGACGATTAACCGTGGGTTGTTTTCCCACTGGCGCTTTTCCTGAAGAATAGCCATCACTGTCCTGGCGAGATTGGACCAGCCAGTAGGTGAGTAGTCGTCAAGGACTGTTTCGAGGGCAAGGCGGGCCGACCACGCGTCCAAGGCGCTATCATTAGCCAATCGCAAATCGGGAACCGCCAAATTTTCTCTGACGCGCGTCGGGATCATCTTACAGTCGTAAGAGGTTGTCAGGTTACCGCAGAGCGCACAGTCATCAGCGTCGTCTTCGTTGATGGCGAAACACGACAAGCAGAGTTCGGGCTGCAATACCGGCTTGCGGCTAGGCAAGATTCGCTTGACGATTGTGGAATTGTACAGCTGCATAGCCGACTCGGCTTCGGCCCTCTTGGCCTCAACGTCTTCAAGTCGGGTTTCTGCGACTGACAACTGCCGTTTCACATCGTCAAGTTCTTCGCGTAGGCCGTTGTAAGCGCGTTGCCAATAGCCTCGGATCTCGGATTGGATCCCGCCACAAGTGTCAACACCCGCATGGCCGGAAGCCGCGATCCGTTCAACTGACATCACGGTCATAGGGTTGATGAGTTCTGAATTGCTAGTCGTTATTTTAACGGCTGCTTGAACGGGCTGGGTAAAAGAGCCATTCGTCATCCAGTATAACTCCTCCCCTTTGTAACCAAAGGTGTACACAGAACTCTGGGTGTAAGTGACATATCGGAAGTGGAAGGGTGCGCCATAATCAGCGCCCGCGTGACCCGAGAGCACAAAGTCCATTGCCAAATGATTACGGCCAGGTATCTGGGTGCCTGTATAAAACCTGATGCCCTGCTCACCTGTAAGCCTTCTTAACACTTTGCAAGGCATAACGCTCATGCTCGACGTGTAAAGGTTGTACATGCGACGCGGGCAGCCGAAGATTTTCTTGTAGGCACTGGCGAGATTTCCCCTGATCCTCTGCTGCAAAGTATGCCAATTCCGGGCGAGCCACCGATAATTGTCGCGGACAGTTTTCAGATTTTGATCCTGGCGGTGCGGTTTGGATCTGCGAGGCATAACGCTCACGCGACGACCAAAACGTGGTGCACCGGAGTGGTGCCGGATCATTCTCTTCCGGCTCCCGGCGCTCTGGAAACCGGTGATATCGAACGTGCCACTGCTACTATCGACAACTTCCCTTCCTTTCCCCCAGCGTTTAGTCCAACGGTCCTTCGACTGCTTTTTGGCTCTCCCTGTTTCGACGGACAGCGCACGAAGTAAGTTTTCAGTTTCACGGCAATTGCAAATGGCGTACGTAAAGTCGCAGCAATAACCAGGGTTCCTAGGACCCTCGAAATACTCGTTCCATGCGTGCATACGGATGCCCTCAGGCACCTTAGTTTCATCATCGAAGACAAGAACCTTCTCGGCATGGGAACCGTTCTCTTCTCTCCACCCTGGGAGATGCATGCCGTTGTTCTGCTCAGCTGCGTGATGTTCAATGTAGGTTCCATCAGGACGGAAGAATCCAATGAAGACTCTCTCAGGGCATGTGCCTGGATTGCGTCGCCAATAGAACATGTTCTTGAAAGAACAACCATTACAGTGAGGGTCACGGCACCCATCAGTGGGGCAGGCTGGGACCATTTTGCGCCAGAAAGATATTATGACGAGAAGTCGGATTGCTCGCCTTGCGGTTCGCTTCCAACGGGCCTGAAGTGAACGTTCTCCACGGTTTGATGCCGCAAAGTCTTGACCCATCCTACGACGGTGCCATTCTGACCGGCTAGTAAAGGCGATCTCCTCCTTATCACTACAGCTAAAGTCGTGGCATTCAGAGTTATCGGAATAAGGCGTTTCCGCACCCGGCTCATATCCTGACTCGCCGCCGGTCTCCGAGGATTCCTTTGGCGTCTGTTTTATGAAGAGAGGGATGTTGACCTTGATCTTCGGTTTACAATACATGTCGTGGTCCCATGAGGGATTTCGTTCGTCACATTCTGGGCAAAATATACCCGCTACCGGGGTAACGGTCTTCCGGGATGAAACTGGCATAGCCAGTTCGACACCACCGGCACATGATCCTTCATCCTCTGTGGCAGCAGGGGTCTCGGAACCAGTTCCAGTGGGTGTGTCATCTCCAGCTGAAGACATTCCCGCAGTAACAGCAATGGCCGCTGTTTGGCCTCCGAGCCACGTAAGTGGATCGTCATCATCGTCGTCGTACTCAATGCATGAGCAGCCCTCCTTGTATGGGCAACCACAGTTCAAAACGATCCGAGAGCCAACCCCCTCGAACCAGCGGGCTTTCCCTTCACAAATCGCGTGCTGGGCGCTACCGGCAGTGTAGCAGCATACACTACATGTAGGGCGGGTGCGACCCAGTCCAGGAGCATTCCAATGGAACTTCTGCTTACCAAGCTTAAGAGCCGGGGCATTAAGTTCTTCGGCGTCCTCCTTGGCTGATTGAGAAACGGGCAAAGCTTTCTGCTGTTGGGGCTTTGGCTCCATCGTGATGTTGCCCAGGTGCGTCGGCTGAGGTGGCAACTGAGCCGCCTTTTTAGCTGCACGCCGTTCCTTTCTGGCAGCATTCTTGGTCGCTTGTTCCTCGGAAAGATTATACTCAACGCCGTTGATAATGAGATCAGGGAGGTTCTCAACGGAAGCGGATTTACTGACCTCTAGTGCCCTGCGGTAGGTGGCGATTGTCGATTCAGAGGCACCCCTGAAAACGATTTCACAGTGCTTCTTCGCACGGGTGCAGGTCACGTAATCGTAATTGGAGTACTGTCGAAGACGATGGGCGTTCTTGGGCTGTTGGCCATTCAGTATGGAGCGTACGTAATCCGCTTCCTCACCTTGCCACTCATGGGTGGTCCTGGCAATTGCGACGCGCTTGTCGATCTCCTGTGCTTCCGGCACCGTCCCTTTTAGTTTCATGGCCTTGAAATGGCCAGTAATGAAATCTGGGCTTTCATTAAGGGGTTGGTAAACGGAAAGCGTGACTTTCCCTCCTTTGGGCTTCATCGGTTTTGATACAAAACCCGACATCTCGTTGTTGAAGAGTACGATTTCCGCAGCTGAACGGTAGTTCCGGTTCATCACAACCTTGTAGTCGGGCTTGGGGCGAACTTGGCGTAGATCACCTCGGTACGTAGACCGATTTCCCCAGCGGACTTGGTCGTAGTGGCCTACTTGAACGACAATGGACGCGGCAACCTTAGTCGTAAGGCGGAGAATGTTCATGTCAATGAGACTCTTCTCATCAACGAAAATTCGCTGAAACTCAATTCCTTCGGCGACGTCCGCGTAGAACGATTCCGGCGTAATGACGGTCACCTTGAGACCCGCTTCATCAACGATTTTGTCCATGTAGGAAGCGGCTTGATCGGATGTGGGGACAAGGACGGTGTCACCATCCCGGAGGTGGCCCCGGAGGAAGTATGACTTTCCAGCTGCTGCGTACGCTTCGACGTCAATAACGTAGGCACCACCACTCCGCGTGATGGGACCTGGGATCCGCAAAATGCGTTGACTCAACTGACATAGGCCGTTCTTGCAGTCCTTTTCCCCACATTTTGTTTTGCGACCGTCTTTGAAACACCAATGCTTGCACTTCGATACAGTTGCCGTGGCAGCGGTTTTCTGCATCTGATACAAGACATCAAATGTCTCTGGTTGCCCTTGGCGGGTGGCAGTCGCGGCGAGCACACGTTCCTTTTCCCAAGGTGTGTATTTTTTAACCGTCGGGTCGGTGCGGCTCAGCGGGTTAAAGGAACGGCTTCTGGCAGTAACCCATGCAGTGTGCATTGGCATGTCGATAGAAAACTTCTTCCCGTAAATCTCGAACGTAGTGGCAGCTAAGATGAGTTCGCGGTTTTTAATGTAATCCTTGACATATTCTTGCGCACGCTGGAAAAGCCGTTCTACTCGCAACCGGTGTCGGTACTCCGGTATACCTGAAGCCCATCTGGCGAAGATCGACCTAACTCTAATGAGACGGTCATGCTCGGCGGCACGATTACAGCTAAATGGGTCACGACATGGGGAACAGTAACATCTGTCACACCGGGATTTTGCCTGCGCTTCCGAAAAAGCACCCCGCAAAATAGTTTCCTCCTCAAGATAAGGGAGAGCAGCGCAGAAGGCGCACTGCCCTCCCTGTCGAGGGAGCTGCCACCGGTGGATCTTTTCGATCAGTTCCTTGACGTCAGTCTTGGTGACGTCGTTCGCCCATCTAGCGCAGCCGCGGCAACCACCCCGTTCCTCAATGAGGTCGACGCGATCCTTACCACTACGAGCCTTACCCCGAGGGAAGACGTAAGGGTTCTCTTCCGGTCGGGAGTAGGGGTAACGAATGCCGTAAAGCACACGGTCACGCATCGTAGAAGTAGCCGTAGGTGCGGTGGCGTTCGCCACATCCTCGAGAATTCCGCCAACGACAGCATTGGTAGGAGCGTCCAGGGGCTCCTTCTTCGCAATCGAACTCCTTGGGTCGTAACGAAAGTGTAGCATACCACTCTTCGTCACTTCACAGACGTAATCTGTGTGAGTCGATTTCACAGAAGAAGGGTGTGCAGCCATGAACTCCATAATGGCTCCCTTCGTAGGGTAGGCACCAAGCGTCGCGCGAGCGAGTTTCTTTCCACTCTTCCTGAAAAGGACGGTGTAACAGAAACCCTCGCTCGGGGCGTTCTTCTTCTCCGGGCAAACGGGCACATGATGGCCCCAACGGAAGTTTCGATCACCGCTAGTAACCGGAGAAGTGTTGTTCCATGACAACGAGAGAATGGCGCGCGCCTGACGGCGGGACACGAGATAGGGGCTCTGGGGCTCCCTGACTGCCGCGGCAACCTGCCGTTGCAGCTCTCGGTACCTGCGATTGGCTTGGCGCTCACGCCGTTCCTCGTACTGTGCAGGGGTTTCAATACCCCGGATGTAACAGTGTGCCTCGATAGCAAGGCGGCGCTCCTCGGCAGTCTGCCGCGGACGATGGGCTCTTGGGCCAGAGGCACGGTGGTGTTGGGACACCTTCTGCTTTGCAGAATTGTCCTCAGCCTTACCACGCACACGACAAGTCGTGCAGGTGCCTGCCGATTGCTCCTTTCGTCCGAGCAGCAGTTCCCTGCAGGTGTAGCGCCCACTGTATCCGTCACAGTCGCGGAAGATCTCTTCTTCGGTGTCACCACCGAGACGAATGCT